AATTTTATTATATGAGCGGCCATCAAACTCTTTCCAGAGCCTTCGAGGCCAGTCAATTCGGTTATTCTGCCGACTGGGATTCCCGCATTTGGTCGATTTGCGATGGACAAATCCACTAAATCGTTTCCGGTTGTAATCCAATCCGTCACTTGCGAGGCGTCTTCATCCTCGTCCAAGAAAAATGCTACCTTTTCTCCTTGGGCTTTGTTAATTGCCTCGGCTAAGACTTCACCAAGATTATCTTGTGAATCCATTTCCACCTCGACGCGTTTCTTCTTTTCAAGTTTTTCTAATTTTTCCATATATGTAAAAGGGTCAATATAAGATACGCCAGCATTGGCTGGCGCATCATTATATCATTTATTATCTATCAGTTAGACTAATTCAACTTTAAGAGTTGAACATGTCATCGAACTCTTGCTTTGCCGCAGTTGGCGATATCGGCGATTTCACCGATGCCTTTGTTGTGGAACTCACAATCACTGGTGCTTCACTATCGTCAACGATTGTTGGAATGGGAGCTTCTTCTCCGTCCGGATTTCCTTCGACGGAATTCACCCACGTATCCATGACTGCGGTCAATTCATCATACGACAGTTCTGGAAATAGTTCCACAATGTTTCGTTGATGCTTAACCTTCTCAAACAGAACCTTATCCGTCGATGCAAATGCCGGAGTTGTATTTCCCCTCGGACGAACAGTTGTTTCCGGGAAGCTCTTACCAGTCTCGGCAGCAGTCTTAAATTCTACAAGAATATCGCGACCAGTATTCAAATCGGTAATATCTCCGAAGTCGGAGTCATTCATGATATCAAGTACGGATTGATATACAGTCTTGCCCATTCCCCAGAATTTTACACCTTCATTTTCTTGTCCGCGCACTAGAATCGGCGCGTATGTTCTTGGTTTTGGGTCCAGCGCCCTAGCTTTGGTCCACTCTTCTTTGCTTGAACTATTCTTCTTAAGTTTAGTTGCAAACTCCACAATCGGGTCCGGTCGACCAAACGACGTAGGGCTCAAATATGTCTTACCGTTTAAGTTGTAGTGAAACAATAATTCAACGAATGGAAATTCCGGACTGTGCGTATAAGGAAGAAATCTCACCGTGGTTTTTCCCGGAGTTGGCTTCCAGATGCTTGTCGATTTGTTCGAATTTGCTTTCATGCTCTCCAAGCGAGCTTTAATTTTTGATATGTCTAATGCCATAGTATTTTTATTTATTAATGTTTAATGTTTAATTTAGCTAGTTAGTTTCAGTTACCAAATAGTTAATATCCGGTAATATGAACCAAGAATTGCAATTCGTCAATCTATAATAAGATTAATCTTTTTATTAATCAACCGTACTGCATTTCTCGGTTATTAATAAGTATCTAGACGCCAAAAAATCGAACAAAAAATCTCGTTTATAGTCGAGATATTGTTAACAATTTTGTGGGGGTGACGCGGAATTTTCCTCCGCTTGTGGATATGAAAGAGTTTCTGTATTGTTCCCAGTCTACTTGATATTCTCGACCAGACATTCCGCCGGTCTCTGATCTAATCAATTCGTTGAGTGCATTGATAGAATATATTACGTTATATTCTTTTTTACGGTGCACTGACATCGTCCTTGGATAAAACTCAATTTTTCCACGTTTTGCATTGAACGTTAAAAATATGTCATTAAAATCTAATGTGCTCTGTAATACATACACGGCATTTTCGGGTATATCGTAATATTGAACTAACGCACGAACCTCCTGCAAATATGTTTGATATGTAGCAAACGTACACAACAACTGTGTGTCATATTCACGCATTATGCACCATTCTTTTGAGCAAATATTTTAAATTCTTCCCGGTCCACGTTCTTTATTGGAACAATTTCACCGGTCATTCCGACGACCGCCGAAGCTTCTCCCATAGGATTTCTCCATTCTCCGTACGGAACAGAGGTCCAACCTTTTTGTTGGGCGAATTTGGCCGACAGTGCAACATAATCTGGGGCGGAAGGTGTTGGGATTGTCCCGGCACCAACGGCGGAAGTTGCGCCCGGAGTCGCGCCAGATGCCCCACCAGATGCCCCGCCGTTGCCTGTGGGAGCGTTTTTGGTTACATCCGGTGGGATTGTATCAGAAACTCCCGAATTTGCCCCAGAACTCGCTGGTTTTTGTTCCGGTTTCACGACCGCTGGTTTATCAGATGGAGCGGACCCTATATTTGCCGGTTGTTTTTCTGCTGCCGGTTCTTTTACTGGGGTTGTTGGTGGGGTGGCTCCGCCTTGCGGGGCGGTTGGCTCTGTTGCGCTTGGTCCTTGTTGGTTGGTGCGCTTTTGTTTGCCTCGTTTCTTATAATAAAGATTCATTCCGCCCTGTCCGTGAGTTGGGTCCGACTCAAAATGAGTTCCTTTCTGAATTGCTGCCTTTTTATATTCAATCGACGGAAATGTTACCAACCAGCCTTCTTTGTTAAATGCTTGGCGTTCCGGAAACTTTCCCTCGTTTTTTAGCATCATCGCTTCAACGCCCTCCATGACAGTTAATTCATCCATTCCTCTGTCAATCATACATTCCATCAATACCACAATGTGGACTGGGTCGTATATGTCTAATATGCCGGAGTTAATTCTATCGTCTATTCCTGCCTCGGTTATAATATTGTCTATAAAAGTATTCACGGGTTTCTCTATAATTATATAAACACTTTGAGTTTTATACCTTTTGACAGACGATTGAACACAAAATAATTAAAAAACTCCTCTTTTTTTACATAAAAAGCGTCTTTTCCGAGCTTGTTTACTACCACAATACCTTCGGTATAATGAATCATGGGCAATAACTCGGCAGTAATCGTTGTACAAGATATCGCCTTGGTGAAATATGAAATCTGTTTCAGGGTTGGAATAGTTATATGTTCAAGTGTGTCCGTCACTCGACTTAAAGTCACTTTCCTCGGTTTATTGCTTTCCATTTCTCGTAGAACTTCCGGACCGTTTTCTATCTTAGCTATGATAACCTTACCATCTATGTGCAGTTTTGCGTAATTTATTGGAGCATCAACCTCGACTTGATTTAGTCGTTTTCCTACAAGTTCTAGCCCAGAGAATACGGTTGTTCCCATTTCTTCCTCGTTTAAATTATCTATAAAATCACAAACATAATCTTTTTCATCCTGACTTGCGGGTCTTCCCTCAAATTTGTGGTCGTCCGTTATAACACTCTTTAGGTAATTTCTGGCATTTTCGTTTTTCTCTAAAATGTGAGTGAGAGCACGCAGCGCCTTTGTGAACATCAAATTTTTGTATCCGTGGATTGACGCGTTCTCTAATTTTATATTTGACCCATCATCCAGAGCCTTTACATCGACAGTTTTGTTTCCGGGTAAAATTAAATCTCCTATATTACTTCCCCCGGAAATGCAACCTCGGAGCAAAAATACAAACGGTATTTCACCGAAATGCAAATTCTTTTTCCTCGAAAGTGAATTTATATAATCAATAATCTCGGAATATTTTGCGTTGTTGTATTCCGCGACCGCCGCTTCCACCGATTCGCAACTATTATACAATTCAGCAAAGCTTGGATTTTTCTTCAATATTTCAATTAACCTCGGTATAACTTCAATGTCAATTTTCTTAAAGTTGTTTCCGACCTCCGAGATTATGTCATTTACCATATTATTAAATATCAAGAAATTTTGATATGCTGCATATCCTTGTAAGATTTTCCAACATAGACCTTAACCGGAAATTTTTCTTGTTCCATAATATTCTTAATTTTACGTATTGTGTCTATTTTATCTTCCTTGTGGACATCGAACAAAATGCTGTCGTATGTATATAATATCGCCTTGGTCTTTTTTGATTCTAAATTATCCAATAATTCTCCCAGAACATCTACTGCCATTTCCGTCTCGAATGCTTGTAATATATAGTTGAATAACTTATTGGGAGTTGCGTCTTCAATATGGCACGCCCTAATCTCGCGTCGGTACTTTGGGGTTTCTATATACCCATTCTCCTCGAAAAATTTCCAGCGGTGGTTTATATATTCTTGAATTTTTGCAAATAGCGGGATGTGCAGAAATTTTTCACTTAGTCCACCATATATCTGGGTGAATGTAAATCCTTTGGCTACTGCAATATCTTCTTCGTTGATTTCCTCTTTGTTGAAATAATACCTCGCCAAGTATTCGTAGGGATTCACCGAAACATCCATCGGGAAATTGACAAGGTGCGCAATCAATCTTGGATGGAATGCGCTATAATCCATCATTATTAATGTGCCCTCATTTCCATATCTGGATACGAAACATTCTCGGCTGTTATCGGATTTATTTAGTGCCGCATAATTGATTCCACCAAACCGGTTGCTTGGTCTTCCGGTCGATGTCAACAAATTATATTGAGAATATATTATTCCATTTTTTATATGTTTTTCTTGCTCGTTTCCAAATTCGTCCACGAAATCGTCGGTAACATACAATCCATTGGACTCCAACCTAGCAAAACAGTTGGTCATTTTATTATTGACGAACATGAGTCCCGGTTCGTCTACCATAGAAATATTCAATGGAAGGGCTCGTTTAACTTTGTCAGAAAAAAGACGTGCGTGTTTGAATAACGGAATACACTTATTTGTATCAGGTAAATTCCGAAATATTGAATTTATGAAACGGTGAGAATTAGTCGTAGCATCGTCATCATCTTCGGTCCCGGTGCTAAGATATCTCAATAGTCGTATATCTAGTAGACCGCAATCTTCTCCAAACAGTTGCGTTACGCTTTTTTTGTCGAACGTATATTTCCTTTGGATTGATGTGGAAAGTGCTCGGCGAATGATATCGAATATCCCCGGCAAAGGAGAAGACTCGTTGTGCTCTATTGGAACACACCACTCCGTGTCCGATGACAGAAAATAGAAAAACAACAAACTTGCACGATTATTCAGATAATGCTTCTGCCCATCTACACACACTACGTCCAATACCAATTGGTCGGTACTTATGTTGGCTGTTAGCAAGGATAAATCAAATGTACTTTCTACAATAGTCACTTAACCAACACTAACCAATAGACTCGATCTGTCAACCAAATTAGTATCCGCGCCAATATTCCAACGGATTCTGCAATAACCTAGACAAGTCAAGTTCTTGTTCTTTTTTTATTCGGTCAATCTCGAATAAATTTTGTTGCGATACTCCTATAATATTAACCATGGAGCTAGACCTGATCGTATCTTTAATTCCCGTAATTCTCCAATTCAAATACACAATTTTGTACAATATTGTATTGATGCTTTTTGCGTCTTCGGGGCGAATTTCCATCAATATATTCTCGTTAACTTTTTTTATAAAAACCCGCGTGAAATATCCATTATTATAATCACTATCCTTTGGATGTGGTTTATTTGTCGAGGGGGATATGCCAGTCAATTTCCCGGAGCTTCCTCCATATTCCGCAGCTATAGCATCATTGTATTTCATTATTTAAAAATTGTCAACGGTCTGGCTTGTGCCGAAATTTCCGTAATCCATATCTTGTTTTCTATTCTTTGGGATACATTGGAAACTTGCCATACTGCCCGGTCATATCCATATGAACTTGGCACGTGGTCCAACGTGAATTGGGCCAGATACCGCACTCCACCAATTCCCAGTAGTTCCATTTTAAACGTAGTCCCCGGCATAGGACTGTTGTTGGTATATATGGATTTTTTGTTTTTAATATCCAACAGTATGGATTTCATGAATGTTGAATCTAATTCGCACAGTATATATTGCTTAACAGCATCTCCCTTGCCCGTCGTGTAAGTATAAAAATTGCTATTATCTGCCAATAGTCTCTTATATTTTGATTGTGTTGAATTTGGGTTATTTTGTTCGCTGTTTGCCGGAGTGATTTTGGTGTATACTGCTCGGTCGAACATTCTATCGCCGCGTGATAATTTACTATACACTATATTCTTTGGGTCATAGTTGGCAGTACCATATCCGGTGGGTAGAGTTTTTTTGCCGCTGCTGCTCTGCATTATCATTTGATTTGACATTTCAGGAGCCATTTTTATTTCCAAATTTGCGGATTTCATATATGCTGAACTTACTGCGCCAACTGAAATTCTTTGTAAAGTCTCCGCCAATTCTTTCGTAGTTATAGAAGTAAAATTTACATCGATTACGGAGTACTTAGTATTATCTACGGTATGTGGGATTAATTTCAATTGTGATATATCGCACACCGAATTTGAAATGTGCTGCAACAAATCTTCTATGAGAGTTCGAACATTGTCATTCTTCGAGACGAGCGATTTAAATAATTCGACGGATACATAAATATCTTCCAAATACCCCCAATATCCAGCGTCAACTTTGCCCGGTCCGATATTTGGGACATAATCGGAATATACCGGAAATGACCTACCCTCCGGATTAATTATCTCATGTAAATTATCATAAGTGTCATCGAATTTATTCTCCTCTATGAAAGCCTTTATTGTTGGAAACAGCGTATAGTAAGCGCCTTCTGGCTTCCCTCCTTGTGTGCCAGTTCCCCCGATAGACTGTATACTCCTCAGTGTTGCCGCGTCTCTCGGTCCCTGTACTTCTCGAATTGTCCCCACGCCACCAATTCCTCCCATATTAATCGGGGAAATCGCGATCTTTCTGGCGGATTCCTCGGTAACAAATCTTGGCGCAATTTGGTTTGGTATCAATATGTTTTTACTGGTGGATTTTAATGCCGGGTGTGCACACATTACCACTCCGGAAATATCGAGAGAGTTTCCCTTGACATTGGTATCCTTATCGTCTGGGTCAAGAAATTGTATTTCAAAAAACCGATTTATTATATCAACGATTAAATCCATTCTAAACCACACTTTAGAATCGGCGTTGGCGGAATCAAACCATCCGGCGTCTCCGCTTTTAAATATTCTTCCACGGGTAGATACTTTGATATCATTGGAAACGTCGCGAATTTGTCTGGCCGTGGTTACTCCACCAATCCCGCCCATATTAACAACAGAAAATTCGGGCACGGCGGTCTTCTTATTCTTTATGCCCAAATTATCTATGTCTTCATACACAAATTCCACAAAGTCTTTCAACTTTATGGAGCCGCTGCTATTGGTAGGGTTGGTCGCCGCCGAATTTTTTCCGTGGTATGATTGTCCACTGATGAATCGGTTTGCATTTGTTATGCTGGTGAAACAATTATATCCACCGGCTGCGTCAAGAGTATATCCATAGTCATTTATAAGCCCCATAGCCAAATCGTAATTTCCCTTGGATTGTTTAATCCATTTATAAGTGTAGTCAGGGTCTCCACTATATATTTTATACAACCAATCAATATCTTGCAAATCTACCAAAGATTCATTACTATAATTATTCCATCCCCATTCGACCAATAAAGTTATGTTCGGGGTCAGAAAGTACGGAGTCAAATACTCCAATTGCTCTAACGAGTAACATTTCCATGTTATTTTAGTTGTTCTACACAGCGCATTGAAACTACTGTTTGTTCCGCCGGAAAACTCGGTCTCTACCGAAACTATACTTGGGGGTGGTCTATGCGGAAAATCATTGCCAGTATATTCTCCTACCCCGCCGACCGCCAAAATTTCGTGTGGATTGCCAACCGCGTCCACGCCTATAGTTATGCGGCGGTTTTTAAATCCATAGCTAGCGTCGAATCCATTTGTTCCGCCCATTACAAATCCCTCTAGATTCGGTGCCGCGCCACTTATTCCATTGGAAAATACTCTAGTCCACGCAGTTCTTGGTCCACTGTATGGCTTACCGTCGGTTAAGTTTGGATTGAAATCATATTCACCCGCTCTGTTATTCAGTTCAGTTTTAATCCATTCGTCTAATGGGTGCAGCCCCCATGGAAATATTTTAGTGTCGGCCATAATTTTTATAACAATTATATTCCATTTTCGCGCTTGAAATTGCTAACAATTAAGTCTATATTTTTTGGTATTCTTATTTGCTCTCCGGTTGGAGCCTTTAGTGTAGCTTTTATACCATTGGCCTGTGCAATTACCCACCAAAGTGTAACATCGTTGTAAAATTTAAACGCGAGGCTGTCCAAGAAATCTGTGTCGGTTGCGTAAATGTATATGTCATTGGCTCCAATTGGAATTTTTGGATATCTCGTTGTACTATATACCCTCTTACCATCATAGCGAGCAAATACATTTCTACCATTTGGATTATATCTATTCATTTTTATAGTGGAGAATTAAACCCGAAATGTTCGTTGGTGACCAACGATTTTTGCTTTTCTAGAAGTTTCATGGAAACTGAGATGTCGACTTTCATTGGAAGTTGTCTCGATGCTTCGCCTTTTATAGTTATTCTTTTGGTTGGGCTTGCACTGTATGAATAATCTTCCCCGCGATATGTTTCCCAATTTGCGTCGTCGGGTATGTTTATGCTAACCGAAAATATCACACACGGTTGGTCGTAATACATATCACCAAGCCGCAATGTTACCATCGGAGGATAAATGAATCTACCTTCATTGCCAGTTGTATTTTCACTCAAATCTCCCGTGTTTATTGCAGGTTCGGTATATTTGCTCGGCCTAGTCAGTCCGACCAAGTAATTAATTCTTTTCCACATAGGAACAAGTTCTTGTAAGCTGTTGGCGTATACCGTAAAAGAAAACGCCGTTTCGCGAGAGAACCCTTTATATAGGTACAATTTGTCAGCGCGACCCATGTAATTAATGTCTTCCCATTCCGCAGAATTTTGTTCGTTTACACTCGACACAGTTGCTCTGAATGGAATATAAATTTGATTTATTAAATCATAAAAATAGAAGAATATAATATCCCTAGACTTGGCTTTATTGGTTCCAAACCTGCCCTGTGTTAGTTCTCGTGGTTCTTCTTCCCGAGAACCGCTCAATACTCCTAGCGCATTATACCTATCTTCACTATCCTCATAAGTATTGTATATGGAAAATTCTGGAGTATAACCGCCCGGTTCTTTTTTTAATCCTCTGGATTTTGCAAACCAGTTTGCCTCTTCAATTGTAGCACTCGCCCCGAACATATCCGTGTATGTACCTCGGGAACTTCCTTTGCCCGGAATTTGCATATAAGTTGGATATGATACACCGTTGGCATCTTTCACTTCGGTATATCTTTCCGCCGATTTCCTAAATTGCGGGGCTTCATTTTTATACGAATCTATGGTCTTCTCCATATTCTCGTGCAACTTTTTTAAATTATTTATTTGTATAGTAACAACGTTGCCAGTTATCTCCGACGTTGTATCTCCAACTGCGTCGTTTGTTATTTTTGGAGTCGATGCATATATCATCGATGTATCTTCCGGGTCTTTCCTTCCGGGATAATAACGATGGAAATTTTTTACGGTGTCGACTCCGGTGGTTTTTGCGGTACCAGCCCCCGAAATTTTATCATTGTAGAATATAGCACTGGCACGATGGGGAGTGGTCAAGAATCCCGACTTGTCGTCAAGAAATGCGTAGTATGCGCCGGCCTGACCAGTTGGATATTCTGGTCTATACTCCCATTTTAATGTATCACTTCCAAATCGGTATGGATTTGTACTTGGAATCAATCGGGTCAATCTACCAATAAGTGCTTTGCCCATATTTTCCAAGAATCCCCCGCCGCCACCCTTGGATGCACCGGACACCCACAAACTAGAAAATTTACTGCTGGCATTGGCCCCAGTATCAAATCTTATCATTCCATATTTCGCGCCTCCCAATTCTCCTGCGTATTTGGAATAAGGAAGCACGCCATTCTTTCCAGTTGCAGTTCCGTCAATCGTCGCCTGTTTTCCTCCGCTGGTCTCCATACCAATTGTACTCTTCAATGAGTCTAAGAAAAAATTCAATATTCCACCGCTCGTCTCAAGATGGCGTATTGGATAATCTATCAACCCCAACGAGCCCGGTTTGGCTGTTGCTTTAATTAGGCTGATTGGATTATATATCCGAGTTTCATTGAATGCATTTGTATTTTGCAACAAATACTGAGTGCCAATATATAAAATTCCATTTCCACTCGCCGCAAACTTTCCAACTCGTTGCAAATCTCGAACGGTAGAACCAATTGGAAATGCTTGACTGTCATACTTTGTAAGATTCTTTATTGTATTTGAATCGGTAAGTTTTGTATATACAAACGGCTGACTGAATCCTATTCCGTTGCTGGACCCATCATACGGAGAGTACTTATTATATATTTCGTTGGATTTTGCCGAAAACGCAGCAAGTCGTTTATCAGAAGTACTTCTGACAATCGGGCTCAAATTGTTTGGTGGCGTAAAATCTGTTAACATATACTATAAATATTACCGTTACGACCTTCTTGCACTTCTACTCGATAGCTTGTCTAGGTCTACCGATGCCACAATTTTACCATCCACCATCATGCCAATTAATGTATCAAATTTGGCCTCAAGTGCGGATGTGTCAAATGTAACTGCACCAGTCTGTTTTGTTTCCTTTGTTGTTGTTGCACCAGTCGCGCTCGATATCGCAGAAAGTTTATTTAAATTTTCGGTATTTACGGATTTCAGTTGGTCATTCAATTTTCCAATAGAATCTGCCAGTTTTACAATTGCATCCGAGAAAGAATTCACGGACGAGAACGAACCGACGGCGATTCCTATATCTTTAATAGAATTTGCAACCGGTTGCAGTTTATCTCCGATTGATGCTAGGCGTTCCATCTTTGAAATTGGATCTCCGCCAAGAAAAGTGCCAACGAAAGACCCAAGCCCCGCTGCCGCGCTACCGTAACCGAACGCGGTAAATGCGACACCGAGTGCACCAATCCCAACCGCGGTGCTAATCAAATTTACATTTTTCAATTTTTCTATTGGTCCGATGGCGGACTTAATTCCCCGTGCAAAATATTGAACGCCCTTTCCCGCAGACATCGCCGCAACTCCGAATGGAATCAACGCAACTCCCAATGCCGCAATTGCGAGGGCTCCCAACAATATCGGCTTAACGAACACTCCCATTATACCGGCTGATATAGCTAGCGCACCAAGTGCTGCTCCGCCCTTTGCTACGGAAGCCCAATCAATGTCAGTAAATTGTTTTAGCGCGTACACCAACGGCAGGATAGAAACTCCGAGCGCGGCAATCGCCAATGCGCCCATGAATACTTTACGTGTAGCAAGTCTCTCAACACCTTGCGCGATACCTTTAAATATCAATGTAATACTTTTTGATATTCCGCCGACTAGCCCAGATATAGCATTGCCAATTCCTTTACCAAGATTTGCTATGCCCTTTCCGATGTTGGTCAAAAATTGCATCGCCCGCGCTCCGCTCTGTGCAGCCTTTCCGACTTTGGCGTCTGGTTTCACGTCAGGTATAACGCCCGCCGCTTTTGGTTGCATCGGTTCGATAAAATCTCTCTTTTCGAACATGGATTTTATAGATTTGATTGGCGACGACATAAATTTAAATGCCGATCCAATTCCACCCTTCAATTTTCCCAACATTCCGGATATACCACTGCTTCCAAAGAATAATAATGCAATCAATCCGGCGCTTCCGGCTATGCCTTTAATCCAATTTTCAGCACCGCCAAATGTATCTTTAAATATTTTACTAACCGACTCAATACCCTCACCAACCCATTGGAAATATTCACCAAACGATTTAATTGCATCGACTGCCAAATTAATCGGAAATACCAACACTTTAAATGCGAACGCAATTCCTTTAATAATCCACGCAACTCCACGCAACACAGGCAATAAAATACTAACTATTGGAGTTATAATAGGCTCTAATATGTCTCCAATAGACACCAAAACGGCTTGAAGCATATCAGTCATCCGGGTTAACAACCCTTGCATCTGTTGTTGGCGTATTGCTCGCTCGCCTTCTATCAATAATCCAGCATTGGACAAATCGTTCTGGGCTTCCAATGTTTTTAGTGCCTTTTCTTGGTCTGCCAATTTTTCTCGCTCTTCTTTTGTGCCACTAAATCTAATTTTTTCGCGCTGAGACTCGATTGCCATCATCTTACTCAAGTCTTTCAATTCCATTCCGGATGCTTTAGCTAGAGATTGTCTTTGATAAACATCGAGCGCATTAAAATCTCCGATGGATTTTACGGTCTCCAAAATGGCTTCTGTGGATTTTGCTATATTTCCTTCATATGCATACTGTCTTGCTTTTTGGAAACTTATATCTCTTCCCAACAATGCACCCGCTTCCATTTCGTCAGTTATACTAGAACTGTAGTCGAGTAGCCTTTTTTGAGTTGCCGCCAGCTTGTTCAAATCGGTACCAAACATTCTTGCTGATATAGCCGACTTCATCAATACATTTGGATTTGCTCCCAGCAATGCCAGAGTTTCTTCCGACACATTTGCTATATCGTGCATCACCAATTGAAAAGGAACCCCGATTTTGCCAGAGAAGCTTGCCCCAACCTTCATTATGTTCATTGCCACTGTCTGGCTTACTCCACCCAATCCCTGAAATGTTGCCAACACACTGGCTGAATCTTCCTCAGAAACGTTTAGGTTGGCTTTCATCAATGCGATATTTTGCATTGCTTCCTTTGTCACGAGCGAGGTTCTACCAAAAACATCCGTTAACGCCTTGGCCGACTTGTATGCTGCCTCTATGGTGACTCCCATATCAGCGAATTCCACGTTCAAGCTCTCTACATTTTTTCTAACGTTTGCCATCTGGTCTGCCGTGTACCCAGTCTCACGTCTGAAACTTTCTGCTGTCTGGTCCAACAACACAAATCGACGCAATCCTTCTTCTATTAGCAAATTTATCAGCAAGAACCTTTTTGGTACAGTTTTCAGAGAGGATACAAAAGTTTGCATCTTACCAGATATTCCACCGAAAATCGCAAGAATGTCCTTTGATGAATCTTTTAAGTGTGCGATATATCCGGAAGATAATTTAATTTGCTTGGACATATCTTTCTGATATTCCAGTTGCCTTCTGGCGATATTTTCTCCCTCGATGGCGAGTTTTATATTATCTTCGTTCAATTGCAGTAGCCCCGCAGTTAAGCTATTACTCTCTCTCGAATTCCGCGATATCCCCTCATTTATTTCGGCTATTTCACTATCAGTCTGTGCTATTTCTCGTAACATGGATACTTGTTGTACCATCAGTCTACCAGTTTGTCCCCAATAATCTTCACCGGCACTACTTGCCCGAGTTATTTTTTCTTGAACGTCTTTAAGTTTTTCAGCTAATGCAAGTTTTTTCTTTTCCGCGAAATAAGAATCTTCTGACAATGCAACTCTATCTTGTTGGTTTTTCGTTATTTCCGACATCTTGTTTTCTACCGCCAACTGATTCAGCTTATGTGTATAAATATCTTGTTCTAGCTGACTTAAAATTTTCTCACCACCAATCTCGTTACTTTGTAATTGAATTCTTTTCAATTTTGCCGCTATTAAGTTAGACTCGGCGGAGTCCGTTCTTTGCTCCATCTCATTCAAAAGCAAAGTCCTCGCTTTTGTATCTTTGAGTATTTCCTTGGAGAAATTCCTCATTTCTTTCATACTACCGATACCAGAATTTAAATTTTTGTTTATTCTTTCAAATTGTTTGGCAATGTTCTTGGCAATGCTCTCCATCTCCAACATTTCCTTGTTTCCACGCAAAGAAAGCTTGGCGATTGCTGATTCTAAATCTTTTGGGTCTATTAGGTCTTTTGCCATTGTCTATGTGTTATATTATAAATATTATAGCACATTAACTTTTGATGGTGGGAGGTCGAGCAATCTTGTTGCTTGTGTCTCCGTCGTTTGTGGATTTTTGCGCATCCGATTCTGCTTTTTTGGCATCCACCAATTTTTTCATATAAAAACTTCGCAAACTGGTTGGCATTTTATATACTCCATCCTGAGTAAATGCCCCGTTACTATAATAACACAAATCAAATATTTCAGAATGCATCGTCATCTTGGACTCTGGTCTGATTCCAAATATATTTGCATTTATATCCATCTTGGATATTCTTGGTATGCGACATGTCGGGCAAGTGATTGTGATGTCATTCACATATCCCGGAGTGTTGTTTTTATAATAATTTCGAAATGATATACTATCTGACACAGACAACTCATAGTCATAGAAATCCGATATGTTATCTACACCATCAATTTCCAGTGTAATATGCTTCGCAAACGCCAACCAACCTAACTTTTCGTATATATCATTATCAAGACACGTTCCCAACCTAAACTTTATTTTCTTTTCACATCTTTCAAATAGATATTCAATTTCGTTCACTCCTCTAGTATAGTTGGAAAAGTTGAAAGGAATAGACCTGAATCCGAATGATATGTCATGGTCAAATTCAGCATCGCACTTTTCACATCCGGTTTTTACACTCGTATGCATTCCGTAATTCGCGATTCGAACGTTCAATAGAATAGAATGCTTATCACATTCCAATAGACTGTCGTAGTCGATCCCACCGGCCACGATTTTATTCAAAAACTCTCGGTCTAGAAGTCCCCGCTTTATTAAATTGGCATTTCCAAGCAATTCCTCATACTCCGCCGTGATTGGAAGAATATTGACTTTTCCGCTAGATAATGCCGACCCACTTGGATAAAAATATCCCTCTGATGCCAAATCTATGATTTCAGAATGTAGGTTCACGCCTCATTCTATTAGTTTTCTGCTGTGCTCGGCCAGAAGAAACTTGGTCCCAATGGAATATATAGTTTTTCCGAATGTTCACATTCGGGGCAAACGAAATTAAACGACATGTCTATATCCGGCGTGCTTTCGCGGATAAATCTGCGCAAGGCCAGACTGTCAATCGCTGTCAATTGGTCATCAACAAAGTTTTTAACTTTTACTCTGTTAGATTCGCCATCAATGGTCTTGATGGTGTATTTTAATTTCGTGGTAACTTCCGGTATGGTTGCGGCGTTTCCAAATTTTACAATAGCTTTAATTTCCGCTGAAATATCAGCATCGTCCTTTACGGTAGTTAAACTAAATCCAATCACTCGTCCGGATTTTGGTAGAGTAAATGTCAGACGATTTTCTCCCTTGGTTATTCCGTCAAGCTTGAATTCCTTTACTCCTATTGTATTCAAATCGAACCGCACCGTGGATTCTACTTCGCACGCGGGACATTTAATCTTTGGGCTATAAATTTCTCCATATGCACTTTTTCTCGCCGCAATATACAGCGCATTTTGGTCGCCTATTAACAAATCGCCCACGGATACATTCGGGGTAGCAATCAAAGCTTTCAAGAATTCGTCAAGAACAGTGCCTTTCTTTAATAAGGTGGTGTTGCTCAAAATATCTTCATGTCGAGCGGTAACTTGATAAATATCAACCGTACCCTTGGACAGTGGATGACTCTCCGGATAGAAATATCCTTTTGACGGTAGAGTTACCGTTTCAATTGGCTGATTAGACTTTTGTGCTACCGGAGTTGATTTCGAGATTGGAATAATTGTGTCTGCCATAATATGTTTGTTATCCATATATATGGATTACAAAAAGTTTTCGTATATATTTGAGCATAAAAAAAGAGATTGTTGTTGGCAATCTCTTTTTCGTTTGTTATAAAAACTAAATTATTTAGCCATAATGGTCTTACCAGTCGCATTCTTTGCGGTGAAAAGATTCAATGTAGCGTTAGCTGGCAGTTTGTCATCGAAGAACATATTTTCCATATTCTCGTACATTGAACCCACAGACTTATCGAGCGGCAAATCCGGAAGTTCGGTGCGGTAAAGATTCGTTTCCATATTATCACTACTAATCTTACCAGAAGGCAAACGAAAATTAAATTGTCCGATAGACTTTCCGTCCAATGTAACTTTGACCTTTGAGTTTGGTTTTCCTTCCGGTGGAACTCCCATATTTAGGTCTTCCTCCTCGCCGTCGTCCGACGAATCGGCCGAGGACTGAGCGGCAACGGTCTGTGGAGATAATATCGACGACCCGCTTCCCGCTACAGTTGATGGCGGAGTTTTTGGGGCGACTGTCCCCAATTTCTTTTGAGTCTGTGCAGAGGGTGCCATGATTGGCGTTCCATCCGGTACAACCTGAGTAACTTTCTTTGTTACTGGGTCTTTTAATTCGAATGCTCCCACTAGCCGATATCCTGTGGGAGATGTTGGGTCGGACTTACGACGGTCCGGACTTACGGAAGCGTCGAGGATTCCAGTTGCGGCATCAAATTTGGATGGACGCTTTGCCATTTCTTCAACTCGTCGTTGTTCGAGTGCTTCGCGAATCATGCCTAGAATATCTTCTTTTACAATCTTGGGAGTCGCCGGTTTCTTAACTACCGGGAGTTTTTTACCTTCTTCTTTTTCTTTTGGTTCTGTGACAATAGTCAATTTTTTATCATCAACCACCATCTCCGTATTTTCGGCCTTATCGGAAGTTTCTTCAAACCCAGATAGAGCTTCCGACTCTTCTAAACTTTCGCGTTTAGAAGAATATATTTCTGTCACTATACTCTTAATCAACAATTTAAGATCTGATTTTTTCATATGTTTCTATGTTATTAAATTACCCGCCAGAGTCAACCAAATACCATAATTTGGCTTCTGGGCAATATATAGCCTCCTGAGTTCCATCTGTATTCAGTCTTGCGGTATACCACATTTTATTTTTATTTTGGTCGTACTTTTGTTTGTCTTCCGGGCTACTTGACCAACCGTTGGCATATCCCAAAGATTGCCATCCTTGTTCAATTGGTGCGCCTTGGGAATTAACTGGGATGGAGGTTCCATCTTTCCACTTATGAGTTTTGCTCGGTGTCTCAGTTTCTTGTAATGGTAATTGCGCGGCGGATATCTGCCCAGTTGCTTTTGCTTTCCTCGCTGCGGTCTCTGCGTCTCTGGCGACTTTATCTTGAGAGGTTCCGATACGTTCCTCGGCCTTATTGACGTGAAGTTGAGCCCGGGTTTTTGCACTTAAAGTGCTGGCATCCAACTTTGCAATCTTTGCTAAATTTTTTTCTTTATCCTTTTGAGCTTTCACCAATTCACTCTGGGATTTTTGCAGTTTTTTGTCCTCCGGGGACGGTGCCTGTGTTGGCGCTCCCATCTGTGTGAGCATGTTCTCCAACTCATTTAGCCCGATTTTGTGTTCCGCCAATTTACGTTTTACAATATTGGTTATAATTTCTGATAGTTGTGATTTATTCATGGTCTGTATACTACTCTTACTCCCGAGTTTTGACCGGTGTGGTCAGCAGCGGTGTTCATTTCGACTTGAATTCTTGGGTTAAATGACGCATAAAATCCAAACATAGTTAAAAACCAATCTGATTGATTTACAATTTTATTTGGTGGAAACACTGCAAAATAATCTAAACAATACCTCTTTTCTTCGGCTACGAATGTAACTGTGTCTCCGATATTAAAAGTAGGAACACTTGAATTTATTTTTTCCGGTCCTAAATTATCCATCATAAATCCGCCGATTCTGATTGGAACAACGTCAATATTGTAATCTGTGAATGACATTTTTTATTTATTTTCCCAAGCCATCCACATTTCATTCATCTTTTTATGACCCCGTTTCTTAGCATAAAAAATTTTCCACATTGTGGCATACGCTTTATCCTCATCTCCATCGTATTGACTCAGTAATTTATCATGCAGTTTCTCTGGAAACCCCGGAGGAGATTTTTCCTGTAACATATCTTCTTCTGCAACACCGAGGGGTGCAAATTCATCAATTGCGTCTTTAATAGTTTCCCGTATAAATTTCTTTAATTCATCGTGTTTCATATTAAGTTTCCTTTTGGATTTTTATGTCGTGATTTTTTTCTAAATCTGATAATATATCTTTTCTACATTTTTCTGCACAATCCATATCTTTTGCTTCAATCTGAATGTTAATATATAAGCAAGGATTTTTTTCTCCGGGAGAAGTAATATATGAACTAACAACTCTATTCAATTTTTGTTTTGTTTCTGACTTATTCCTCACTTCTTTTATAACCTCTTTTATTAAAGATTTTAATTCAAATTTATTCATTTTAAGTTGTTATTATTTTTAGTATATATAAATATAACTTATTTTATTTTTAATGCTAGTTAACTGAATTTATTTAGTTGCTGTCGTTATAACTCAAGTATTGTACACAGTGTTATATACTTCCGTCAAGTCCAAAATGAATATAAGAAAGAATTAGCGTAAAAGTTCAAATCTTCCTTCTTTCATAACACTGTCTATCATGTGACACTTAGCTCCATTTCTGTGGTCAGTAATTCGGTTATCAGCATAGTTGTATGTGCGGACCTTATCTCCGCGACCAGCGCCGCTATAATTAGTAGAATTACCCGACTTGGACGAAAACTGCTTTATTTTACCCGCCAAACACAGTCTGGCAGTTCTTCGATTGGCTTGCTGACTTCGTCCGTTAATGAAAACTTCCAACCCAGTTGGGATGTGTTTCAGTCGCACTGCACTTGACGTTTTGTTCTGGTGTTGTCCACCGTTTCCATGTCCTCGTTGGAATGATTCTTCCAAATCAGATTCCTTCATTTCATTGTTCTGTTGCAGTAACCTCGTTACGGTCACGGCAACGTAAGATGTATGTTTCCTACCACCTCGGTCGTTCTTTGGAATGCGTTGTACACAATGCGTCCCAGTCTCGGAATCAAACAAAGATTCAGCTTTCATATCCGAACACACAAAACTGAATTTGCTGGGTCCGGTTTCTTCCAACTCAGCTTCCAGTCCATTTTTTTCCATGAACGCCAGATAAGCTATGAACAGTTGCTCGGTGAATAATTTTGAATCATCCCCGCCCTCGCCAGAAATTACTTCAACCAACACACCTCTCGCGTCAAAGTGACCCCCAAGAGCTAGCAGAGCCTCCCGATGGGTTGCCCGAGTTATTCGAGTAATATGTTGTTTGTGTCTTCATAGCGAATATAAGTATGCGGATAATTTTGTATATGTCAATAAAAAATCCCCTATTTTCATAGGGGACTTGAAACTTATTCTTCTTATTATATCAATATTGAAGTATCGCGTAGTCGTAAGTGAGCGTCATGTTGATGGTCAGAGCTTCTTGTGCGCTCCAATCAAGTCCCGTGCCATTGAAATTGACTGTTGATGGGAATGCGCCCTTCAATTGCCAATTTTCGATTTTATCGCCGACCGGACCCAATACAACGATATTGACATCCTTTTTATAGAATGCCGCATAGCCGTTACGACCGGTCACGGATTCGTGAGCAAGACGCACCCATTCCATACAGGCTTGAGCGCCGGACGGAACAATAGCGTCATACAGTGTCACTTCAACGTCGGACCATTCACTTTTTCCCTTGAGCTTGCGCTTCAAGTTGATGTGGTCTAGGGTAATTGAGTTGTTTACAATAGTTGGACGCGCCGCCGCTTTGATAAGATATGCGGGAATTCCGTCTATCTCGATAATAAAGCGGTTTTGAACTTTTGGTTCATACGCTGTAAAAAATATAGAATTTGCATCTAGTAGTTCTGCCATGGTGTTATATAGGGTTAATTGTTTGGTTATTCATTTCTGCCTGCGTAATCGCATCGTATTATAAATAATAATTAAACAAAAAATATGTTGACATTATCAAAAAAACATATACTGTTTTATTGCTTACGAACCTTATGGCCAGACCAAAGAACCCAAATAATACATTGCACAAGATTTGCCCGACCTGCAAATCGGAATTTACGTGCGAAAAACGGAAAGAGAAAATGTATTGTTCTCGCGTCTGCGCATGTAACTCTCCGGAGGTAAAAGAGAAAAATAAACTCGGAGTTGCTAAAACTTTCGACGCTAGATATGGTGGACATGCTATGAAAACCGACGCGGTCAAGGAGAATTACAAAGCCGCGATGATGGCAACACACGGCGTGGAATGGGCCGGTGGGATGCCAGACCACGTAGAAAAAGTTAAAAAAACCCTTGCCGCTCGTTATGGTGACGAAAATTACAATAACCCGACACAAATGAAATCCACCATGATAGAAAAATATGGGGTTGATAATTACAGAAAATCCAAAGAGTACGAAGAAAAATACAAAAAGACATGTGCTATAAAATATGGAGTTGCACATGCGTCAAAATCGAGTGAATTTAAAGATGCACATAAAATAACGATGTTCAAAAAGTTTGTGTCGTCCGAGCGGTTCAAACATTTTGTTCCGTTATTTAACATAGAAGATTATTTTGGAGTAAAGACTGTTTCCTCCACAATGACATATTCATTTAAATGTAATAGATGCAATAGAGAAGAAGCACACAGTCTTAATAATGGAGCAACTATAAAATGTTCTAAGTGCGACAAAACTATGTCGGACTTTCAGTCGAGTATATTTGAATTTATCAAGACACTGGTCCCGGATGACCCCGTGATACCCAACGATAGAACCACATTATTTCCCAGAGAAATAGATATATATTTACCAAATCAAAAGATTGGTATAGAATGTAATGGACTTTACTGGCATACTGAAATATCCGGTGGAAAAAATAGAAATTACCATCTCAACAAGACCAACGGGGCAGCATTCAAAGGAATACGCTTAATACATATATTTGAAAACGAATGGAATCATTCACAGGAAGTGGTCAAGTCCGTGCTCAGAAATATATTGATAAAGGGTAATATAAAAATTCACGCACGAAAATGTGAAATACGAGATATATCATCTCAAGAAAAAAAGGAATTTCTGGCAAGAAATCACATCCAAGGAAACGACCATGCCACAATAAAACTTGGAATGTATTTCAATAAAGAGTTGATGTCGGTCATGACATTTGTAAAATCCAGATTCGATACGGCAGTTGAGTGGGAAATGAGCAGATTTTGTTCTAAGTTGGGTCACACCGTCATAGGTGGAAGCTCTCGCCTGTTTTCTCATTTTGTAAAAAAACACAACCCTAATTCGATTGTTACATACGGAGACCGGCGATACTTCTCGGGTGAAGTGTATTTAAAGTTGGGATTCAATTTCGTTTCTACGACTCCCCCCGGATATTATTACACAGTGGATGGATATTCTACCCTGTCCGGGAGACAGGGGTGGCAGAAACACAAACTTGCCAACAAACTCCTTTCGTTTGACCCCGCCTTGTCGGAATGGGAAAATATGAAAATGAACGGGTTCGACCGGATTTGGGATTGTGGGCATTCGAAGTGGGTGTGGAAAAAGTGTTGACGCGGACAAGAAACCTATTACAACCATACCATGAGCAATCAAATCACCGAACAGCAATTATCAGACGCAATTAAACAAAACGTTTTATCTATTGCGTTCAAGTGTGTGTTCACCGTGCCGGATTTAGAGTTACCGGAAAAGATTGATGCTGGTATAAAGTTGTTCATGGGCGAGTTTATCAAAGCCGTACCATTCAAAAACTTCACCTCGACGGTGGAAGTAGATAATGTGAAAATTGTAGTGAAAATCGTGGTCAACCACATCGACGAAAAACATAACCCAACGCGAGTTGAATCTGTGCTTCCGATGGAAATTATACCAGTTAATTCGCGATAACTATTGACACGAGATAAAAAGTCTGTATAGTTGTGCCTAATATGAAACATATTCCATATCCCTCTATCGAACAGTTTAGAAACGCGATTCACAAGGTCGGTTGCAAAGCCAGACATGCCGGTATTGATGTTAATGGTGACCCCGTGTACGATCACACTAAAGTCTTACCAGTACTGACTTATGAAGGCACGGTTAAGTTGCATGGTACTAACGCAGCCATCTGTACAAATGTTTTATCCGGAGAAGTTTGGTTCCAAAGCCGGGAAAATGTCATTGCCCTTGAAAAAGATAATGCAGGGTTTGTTCGCCACTTTGAGGGAAAATTTGTCAGAAAGTTGTTTTCTTTAATCGAACCCGCGAGCGAAGACTATGCCGTATTTGGTGAGTGGTGCGGAGGAAACATTCAACCCAACGTTGGGATTGCAAAGCTATCCAAACGATTTGTTGTTTTTGGAGTGTTGGCTGACGATAAGTGGCTTGGAAAAGAAGCCATCAGTAAGGTAAAAGACGAAACCATTGGTGTTTACAACATTTACGATTATCCGTGTGAAACCATTGAAATCGACTTCAACAAGCCAGAAATTTCTCAGAACAAACTTTCCGAATTGACCATTAAGGTTGAGGAGTCCTGCCCTGTGGCAAAAGCTATGGGAGTTGACGGTATCGGCGAAGGCATTGTATGGAAGTGTGTCTCCGAAGGCTGGGAATCGCCAGAATTTTACTTCAAAGTGAAAGGCGAACTCCACTCGAAATCGAAGGTTATTACTCTAAAGCCGATTGATTTGGAGAAACTTGATAAAGCCACCACTTTGGCAGTCAAGGTTACTCCCGAGTGGCGGCTAGCGCAAATGTTAGACAAGGCGTGTGATCTAATGAACGGAGGAAAAATCGACCGAAGCAAAGTTGGGGACTTCATCAAACTTGTCACCGACGATGTAACCAAAGAGGAAACCCACACTATCAAGGAAGCCGGGGTTGACGCGAAAGATATAAGCGGACATATCGCAAAGATTGCTCGCAACTACTTCTTTGAGAGAGAAAAGGTCCAGTAATCAGTTTCATACGCTGTCTAATATGAACATATTTAACATAGAAAGAACTTTCACAGAAAAAGCAAAAAGACGTTGGCAGAAAATCTTCATAGCTGTTGATGTACATGATGTTATTTTAGAGGGTAAATATAATTTGAATAACGATGGTGCTGGTTATATGCCCAACTGTATCAAGGTTTTACAACAGTGGAGCAAGCGTGAAGATATATCACTGATTCTATGGACAAGTAGTCATGTTGGTCCTGCCAGTAAAGTGTTGGATAATCTTGAAAAACATAATATAAATTTTAAACATGTAAATTGCAATCCAGAATGTGCAAATGATGCGTTGTGCGACTTTAGTAAAAAGTTTTATGCCAACGTAATTTTGGATGATAAGGCCGGATTTGATGGACCGAACGGAGATTGGTTTCTTATTGAGAAAGAATTGAAGCGAATTGGCGAGTGGAAAGAATAAATATGAGCTATACAAATCATAGCGGTGGATGTGCAGGTTCTGACATGGAATGGGAAAACCAAGGAATACCATATGGCGTAAAAACTATTGCATATTCTTTTGGCAATCATGTACAGTACGGTAAAAATCAATGTAAATTGACGCAGGAACAGTTGAATGAGGGATACGAAAAATGTAAAATTGCGGCTGAAACATTGAAACGACCTTGGAAATATATCGAAAATAAACCATATGTAAAAAACTTGATGGCAAGAAATTGGTTTCAGGTCAAGGGTGCAGATTGTGTATTTGCGGTTGGCAAGTTTGTAAAAAATTCAACCGCACTTGTAGATGGTGGAACTGGCTGGGCAGTGCAAATGGCAGTCGATAATTACGTTCCAATATACTTATTTGAGCAAAATGTCAATAGCTGGTTTGGCTTTGACTATTGTACAGATATAGATGGAGCACAACGCGAAAGACAGTTTATTCCATGCTTGTATCCTCCCACACTAACGAAAAATTTTGCTGGGATTGGAACGCGAGAAATTAACGAAAACGGAAAGCGTGCAATTACGGAGATTTATAAGCACACTTTTTCCCAGTGATTTCTTTTACAGATGCGCTTTTGTCGTATAGTCGAATTGCGCTATCTTTAATTTTATCCAAAAACCCCTTGGCTCTTAACATTTTAAACACGATGTTCTCTTCGGATAGTTCTCCGGAAGAATCCAACCCAGCTTGTCTGAATTTATAAAGTTTATCTAGTAGAGACTTAAGACCGGCTTCATCGTTAGAACTGATCAACGAGTTGATTTTGTTTTTGTATTCTTTATACTTCTTTTTGATTAACCCCACATTAAAATTCGGTTTTTCTTTAACTGGTGGAATCAACCATTTATCAGATAGCACAGAATATTCCGACGCAGACGTTGGTGTATATTCCACATCTTGCACATAAAGTTCAACGTCATGCCCCTTCATTGTTATGTTGTGAGTTTCATTCCACGGACGTTTGATGGCGTCAAATAATGTTTGAGCGTCCTCTTTTGACATATTCAACGTAGAATAGTCTGCGACAATATGTAAATCTATGTCGGAATACTGCGTCCAGTTATAATTTGTTATTGAACCTATAATAACAACATCTGTCGCTTTGATTTCTATTTCGTTGTTTAGTTTTAACTCTTTGATGAAATCCTGTGCAATTTTTAACAAGGATTTTCTTACTTCTCGGTTCAATTTTATTTGTCCGCTTTCGGCCACCCAAAGTTTTGGGCACAAGGTATCTCGATATAGTGGGTAATTCATTAGTTGGAATCTTAGATAAATGTCTTTAATTTGACTATACTACTTGCCGCATCTTTATGTTTTATAGCTACGCGATGTATGGATGGATTGTCCCACGCATCTATATTCTTTTGAGTATCATCTACGAGCAAGTGGGTCACACGTTTTCCAGTATGTGGTATGATATATTCGGGCTTCTTTATTCCCGCCGAAGCAATAATCACTTTTACATTTGGGTCGATGTGTTTGTGCGCCCATTCCGTTTTTTGCTGTATAATTTTTGCACCTTGACCCGCGCTCAACAAAACTGGCTGTGGATTTTTGAAATTTTGCTTGATGTAATCCCACAATATTTTTGCATCTGGCATTGGTTCCAACTCTATCCAAAATGTTGGTTTACTTGCAATTAGTTTCCAAAAGGAGCCCTTTCCATTTTTTGCTTCATATTCTTTTGGACTCAATCCACCCGAAAGTTCCTTGAATCCTTTTTCCATATCTGCAAGCACTCCATCCATATCCACGTAGCATTGAACTTGAAGCGGATTTTCATTTCCTTCCATTTCTTCTTTTAATAAGTGCTTTAACAATATATGCATATCTTATAAATATCATGATTTTGTTGAATGCACAAGTTTTTTCTTTGAGTTTTCCCAAACTATTTCAACACCATAACCGGCCAACATCAACTTATCTGTTTTAATGGCATCCTTGTCCCATTTTTCTTTTGCTGTCATGCGCAAAGACTTATTATAATAATCCGGTTGACATTTTGATGGATTGCAATGCCAATAATCACCGTAACATTCTATTGCTTTTTTTAACGATGGTATGTATATATCCACCGAACATCTTGCATCTTTTAGATATTCTTCCAACCGCGCGTCTGGATATTCTAATAAAACAAGATCATAAGTTTGTTTTTGAAACTTAGATATGCGTTTTCCGTTTGATAATATAGCAGATGGGCTATCAAAATAGCACGCTGTTCCGTATTTTCTCATACAAGTATTTGCAGCTTTTTCCGGGTTGTTGTATTTATAATTTCCGTATTTTTCTAGCTTGGTTTTTGATATTTTCAATCGAGACTTTTTTGAATTCATTGGATTGTTTGTTAAAAATATGTTTCTGCACATCTCTTTGTGCTCATTGGATTTCACATTACATTCATTTGAACAATATTGCTGCAATTTTCCAGACCTTGGGTGTAGTATTCTTTTATATCTATCAAACGGTTTATTGCAATTTAGGCAATTTACAATTTCGTGATTTTGCGATTTTCTCCAAGCATACATGGCTTTTGTGTCTATGAATCTTTTATTTCTGTGCTTCCAATCAACCGTGAAATATTTACCAGTCCATTCGCAAATTTTATTTATTGACTTCGGGTTTCCATAATTTGTTTTCATATAAACATAAATATACGACCCTGTAGGCAAAATGATGAAATCCTGCTATATAAAAAAGAAACCCACTTTTTAGTGGGTTTCTTGTAATCAATTTTTTATGATTTATGCGCCCGGAAAAACAGCACCGCTCGGGAGTACATTAAAATCAAGTACGATGAACTCTGCGGTGCGAGTTGGTTGGATATAAATCTGACCATACATGATACCACGATCAATCATGTCCGGAGTGTTGTTGGTGTCATCCATTACCACCTTGAAGGTGTAAATGCCACTGCGTTGTTGCACGCTCTCCAAATATGGATTCACGATATTCAAGAAACGTTGGCGTGTCGTAGACACGTTTTGCTCGAATACCAAGAACCGAGAAGAAGATGCGATGAATTTCTTCAATGCAATCAACAAACGGCGAACATTGATGCGGTCTAGTGCGGAAGGTAGGCGTTGTAGGGTCTTTTGTCCCCATGCTACTACACCTTGTCCCGGAAATGCCGCGATTGGATTTACACGGCCCTCGTAGAGAGAATCGCGTTCTGTGTGCGTTAGACGGTCCACAACTTGTACTGCGGTTGGGATTCCACCACGCCCCAGACCGGCTGGTGCAAACCATTCGGCGGAGACTTTATCGCTTGCAGCGAACACGCTCATCATTACAACGGACGGCGGCACTGGAATGATTTTGTTCGTGTTGGTTTCTATAATTTTAACCCATGGGTAATATGTAGCAGCATAGCTGGTATCAAACTCAGACGCCAAGTCAATCACGGTTTGGATTGATGTTTCTCCGGCCATTTGATTGTGTGTGATATCCATGATATAGAATGCGTCACCGCGTCTTTCACATGCATCAACAACCAACGATGCGACGTAAGAGTGATCGTCATAGTTAATACCCGGAGTTGTGATTAGATTAAAATCCCATTCATCTGAGTTCGATAGAGCAGCCAAACATTGTTTGTATGCGTAAGAACCGTTGGTCTTGTTTGTCGAGCAATCCAATCCTTGTTGGTTGGTTGGCAAGATTTCATTTCCAACCAGTACTGGAACTGATGGACTTTGGCCATCGAATCCACCTTGGAATCCAAGAATGAAGCGGCGCTTTTTGACGTTGGTGTTTTCGTTGGAAGCAATATATAGTGGAGACAATCCGCAATTTGTTTCTAGGTCGAAGCCAACGTTCGCATTTGCTGTCGCTCCCAATGGAAGCGGGCAGAAATATTGTTTGTTATCCAACTCAGGTCCGATTGAAGAACCATTTGGATACAAGGCGACAAGTTCTGAATCGCCATTGGCCGGTGCTGGATTGAATACAATACCGGAAGCATAACGACCCGGTTGAGCGGAGTACACAGATGCGCTGGTATATTGCATTGCTGCAAGTTTACCTAAGCGAGCATATTCTCCACCAATCGGCGAAGCGTATGGACCGAACCCGAATGGAATTGCGTCAATTGGCCATGGGGATGTTGCCATTTCTACGCGAATGCGTTTGCTCTTGTTCGAATAGTCGCCAAATTCAACAATCTTTCCGTTGAAGTCGATATACTTCCAAACATCACCAATCCGACGAGAAACATAATTGGAGCTATTAACATCCAAGTTTAGGTTGTCGTAACGTTCCAGCACTATTGGACGAGCGTCCGTGTCGGTGTATTCTCTCAACGCCAAGCTGAAAGAACCATATTTCGTTCCGGGAATCGAACCAGCGGAGCGAACATTGGAGATTTCAACCTTATATAGCGTGTTAGCATTTGTACCGTCGCTCAAAGTCTGTACTTTGAACAAATCGTATGCCGCCGGAGAAGACCCAAACGAGGCGCTAAAGGATGATACCAATTGCGAACGGATGAATGGAGTATAAGCATTAGTCAAATCGAATTGTGAGGTTCCAACATCTGGAGTCACGCCATCTGTGAATGCCATATTATCAACAGCGGTAACTTTAATCTGCCAGCTACCAGAAGCCAACATTTCGTCGATGACTTGTTTTGTCTTGTTCTTGAAGTTTGCGTATGTGTATGCAACTTCTAATTTTTGTCCTGATGCTACTGGGTAATAACCAGCTTTCGCGTCGGTGCCAAATACCGAAGTGATATACGAACTTGCGCCTTGGTCCAATGAGAATTCATAGGTTCCGTAGGATGCGCTAGTATAAACATTCAATCCCGTGTCGAAATGCGACTCGTTCAATTGTAGCCGATAATCAGCACCAACGACCGATGAATCTTTCGGTGTCAATACCGAGCCACTGAATCCGTATAGATTTTGGCCGCGGTCATAAGAAGTATTTGCTAAAACCGCCAGAACAACTTCGTCGCTGCCGGATGTGGCGTACGATGCGCTACCACATGCGTCTTCCGTCGATACGTCCCACGGAGTAAATACTGCTGTATTTAATGCACCATATGATCCGCTTAGATTACCAACAACTTCAAGTTGCGTGTTACAACCATCCACGAGATTCAGTACGAACGAAGAACTGATCAGCGCAGAAGGTGCGGCGAGATTTGTATTTACAATCGCCAATGAGTTGACCGACGAAGAAATAAATGTACTGCCGTTTGAATCTGTTAATCCAGCAGTTGTGATGAATTCCACGTCGCCTACGAGAACGGTAGAGCCGGAATATATACCACTTGAGAATTTCAACGACAGAGAACCGGAGATGATAAATTCACCCGGAGTGCTTGTGTATGTTGTGGTAGCTCCAAGAACAGTGCCGGTAAAAGAACCAGATTCGGTGAATCTTGCATATTGTCCCGGAACTGCGCTGATGACCAATGCATTTTTTTGTTCATATCCGCCAAGACCACCAACGCGACAGATTGTCACTTGGTTTTGCTGGCGAAAATATTGCTGCGCCGTGATTGGTCCATACAATGTACCATCCGGGTCTCCGAAGATGCTTACTAAATCGGCTTCGCTCGTTACTATCGTAGGAGAAAATCCCGGACCCTTATTGAAGGGTGCCACGATTACTCCGCCAATTGCGGCGACGCCTTGTGCAAGAAACGTTTGGTCTATTTCTCGGGTAAATACTCCCGGTGAGACGATACGTTCCGAAGGGCTGTAATTTCCATTTTGTTCAATTGCCATATGTTTTTTCTCCTATTAAAGTTAGATAAAAAGTCTATATATAAGTATGTTAGAAAAACTCAAAACATAAAAAATATAAGAAAAAGTACTTTCTTGTTATATTTTAATTATTAGACTTTTTTCGGGGTAAAAATCCCGGTTTCATTGTCGTAATTTCCTTCTCCGTACTTGGCCACTATCCTGTCAAGAAATGTTTTTTCGGATGTTTCGGTAAAAGACAATCTGTCCAATATCATAGTTTCGGACTTTTTGATATCTCGCTTTTGTAACTCTATTCTTCCCAATTCGACCGTGATTTGGTCATATGTGTTCCGCAAGGCGACTAGTTCTTTTACTTCTTCGTCGGTAAACTTGATTTGATTTGGTTGTGTTGATTTTAATTCCATATATATGTAAATTTATTGTTCTTGTATATATATACATATGAAAATCAAAACGCATAAATTATGAACCAAGCAACAAGAAATTATAATTTATCTGCATTTAAAGGTAGCAAAAATGTAATGCGACAGAATAAAAATTCTCCATACAAAGGAATTCCGCCCGATAAAGCCCAAATATTGTATGAACTAGAAAAACGCCGAAAGCAAGCAAATGTTCTTTCGAGTGGATTTATAGGAGAAAAAAATTTAATATATTACTGTGCATTTGGTGCGGACTATATTTCTTTGCTAGAAATGTCTTTAAAGTCGATTTCTTCGGCCACACCATTTGACGTATTAATTATAACAGATTCACCGACGAAGAAAATGATATGTTCGTTGGAGTGTATCTCACAGCGTAATATTTTATTTCATGAAGTGGAATCCCCGATTGACGGAGTGGAAGCGAGTATGAAAAAATTGGAGATATTTGATTTTAAAAATATAAATGAGTACAAGAGAATATTATTTTTAGACGCCGATATAATTTGCGTGGGAGAAATCTCAAAATTGTTCTTAGAAGAACCGGATAACTTTTTTCACGCAAAGCGGTCCCCCATATTAAATGCAAACTCCCCCCAGCTGATTGATGTGTATAAGTCTTGCACAATAACACACAGTTTAGCATTTTTTAGCGCCACAGATTTAAAATTGTTAAAAACTAATGACCTAGAAATATTTAACGCTGGTCAGTTTTTTTTCTACAATACTCTATCTATGCAAAATCATTTTGAAAATATACGATGGCTGGCGAACGTTTGGCCATCTATATATTTTTTTGAGCAATCTTTTATGAATCATTATTTTGTATATGGGGAATTGGTTAAATACGACCTACTCGACGATATTGTTGCTATAACAACCGTAAAACCCGCCGTATCGTGTGCCAAAGACTTGTATGAAAAACAGCACATTGACGACACTGCATTGATTCATTTTGCGGGGACGCCCACGGACGGAAAAAATAAATATATTTTTATTTTAAATTACTGCAAAAAACACAATATAGTATGCCATTAAATAAAATCTACAACATACTCCACGTTCATATACCAAAATGCGCCGGAACGTCGATTGAAAATATACTAGATATCAGTACGGCGGAGCATTTTTATACAACCGAAAAAAATAATTCGTTTTTACAAATAACTGGTATTGATGCGTTTAGTGACATAGAATATAGAATGTGCATGTCAAAAAGTATGCAACACTATAGTCTATTGGAATTAAAAAAAATTTTAGGTGCGGAAGAGTTTAGTAAATACAGAAAAATAACAGTCGTTAGAAATCCATATGATAGACTGGTGTCTGCATATCACTTTTCTGTGTTTGGATACAAACATAATGTCCCATTCTCTGAATTTGTTTTTAATTCTCTGTCAATGAATCCAGCCACGAGAAATTGGCTATATGACGGCCACCTAGAAACCCAATTTTCTTATTTGGCAAACGAGCGCGGAAATTTATTGGATATTGATAAAATCTACAAGTTTGAAAATATGGACGAATGTATTTCCGATTTACTAATACTCACGGGAAAAAATAAATTTCCGCACATTTTAAAATCGACAGACAAAATGGATTTTTTATCATATTATACTCCAGAAATAAAAAAAAATGTCTATAATTTTTATAAAATAGATTTTGATTCTTTCGGTTATAACTATTAATAAAACGGATTTATATATTTTTCTAAAAATATAAGTGCAACTCCACTGCCTCCGAGGGGAACGTCATCGGGTAAACTATTTCCACCCGAACCACCTCCCGTATTTGTTTGTCCGTTTTGCGCAGATACTGTGTTGGCGATAGTTCCCACGTAATATGTGTATGAACCACTTCCTCCGCCTCCCAATCCGCCGGGATAAGATACCGACGAATCAACTTCCCACCACGTTCCGCCCCCGCCGCCTCCGCCAAGGTAACCAACTTCGTATCCGTTAGTAGCCTTATAGTTTATTCCAATTCCGCCGGAAGGATACGGTGAACCGAATGAACCAGTTGCAAGTGCGCCGCCTCCGCCGCCCGCACTGTCCGTGCTTCCCGTTCCTCCCGGACTTCCATATCCGCCGAAAGTGCTGCCGGGTTGAGTTCCAGAACCGCCCGCGTAGGATGCTCCACTACCACCACCGCCACCAGAGCCACCGCTTGACCCAACAGAATTTCTCGCGCCACCAGAACCTCCTCCGGACGCCGTTACAAAAAACCCCACCGTCGCAGTTCCCGAGCCACCGGAACCAGCGCCGATAGTTATTAGGTAAGAGCTTCCGCTCAAAAATGAAAAATTTTTTATCACTACTCCACCAGCGCCGCCTCCGCCATTGCCACCACCACCACCACCCCCGACCAGCACAAAAAATCCATTACACGTTGAAGGAGAAGTCCATGTGGCAGAAGAGTTTATTTCTATTCGTTGGTAACTAGATATATACGGAAATACAAACCGCTTTGATATTGTTTTATTTGTTATTAATGATACTGACATGATTAATATCCTCCATATGTATAATAAAAAATATAAACTACTCCCGACCCACCATTACCAGCAGATTCGAAGGTATATCCTTTTCCACCACCACCACCGCCGGTGTTCGGATTTCCCGATTGCGGTTTGCCCGCATATATACCAGTACCAGTTGCGTTTCCCCCACCTCCAACTCCCCCCACGCCACCGGCAGTGTTGGATAAATATGCCTGCCCACCTCCTCCGCCGCCGCCTACCGTGACCGAAAATGGTCCAAGCGCATACCCGAGACCAGCGCCACCGGCCCCCCCTTCACTTCCACCGCTCGCCCCTCGCCCGCCGCCGCCGCCGCCCGTAGTGCCTGTGCCATAGTCTGTGCCCGACCCACCTGTAAATCCATATCCTCCACCGGTTCCTCCGGGACGAGTTCCGTTTGCCAGAAAACTTCCCGCGCCGCCGCCACCCGAGCCTTGCAATACTCCCACCGGAGTAGCGGAACTTGCATTCCCGTTTCCGGTATTTATTCCATATGCGCCACCGGCTCCTCCCGCCGATGCAGTCATAGAAAATGCTTCAGTTCTACTTCCACCGGAGCCGATGACTATTGGATATTGCGCGCTTGAAGTAAATTGAACCGATGCGGTGTGTGCTGCACCGCCTCCCCCACCGCCACTCGCCCAAATATTGTTGTTACCCGCATTTCCGCCTCCGCCAACCACTAACACTAAAAATGTTGAACCGGATATTGCTCTTGGAGCTGTCCATGTCATGGAACCTGTTATCATCACCAAAGTTGGTGTAATCAACCCAACGACCAAGCGTCTGGAAATTAATCTGTTTGAATATAAACCAGATGACATTTTTTAAGATTCTTCCCATTTCAATAAATCTTCGTTCCAATTATATACTTTTTTATAAAAATCCGGCGGATATTTTACTGGGGCTATCCAATTAAGTTTTTTTGGTCCTAATACTATATTGTTATTTTCATCAAGATATTCTTGATACGAAGGTTGTAATAACCAAGATGGATATGGTTGCGATGGATAAAAAACGTCTCTTTCTTTGTCGTACACAAAGCCGGGTTGAGCAAACATATTTCTTATTCTGCTATTATACGAGGTCTGTATCCAATTTGCTGGGTCGCCCACTGCACCACTATCTATGAAATCTTGTTCGGCAACAATTACTCGTTCCACTCTACCATTTATTACTTCTGCAAAGTGTGACATAATAAAATTATGTTATTTCCGAACCAAAAACATTAAATGCTATGTCTGATGTACTACCCGACCCAATCAGCACATTGCTTCCCGACATTGTTATTCCAAGAGTGAGTACAATAGTGTCATTTGCGGGAACAATTGAATCATTTGCTAGATAATGATTATTAGCAAGAGTTGTTGCCGCGGTAGGTTTCAATATTAACTTAAAAGTTCTAGAACCAGTTGTTATATTTGCCACCGACACTGTAGATATCACAGCGTTTCCAGTAGTCGGTACTGTATATAATGTTGCACCGGCTGTACTAGGTGCTGCGCTTCCTAAAATTTTATATGTTGTTGGCATAGATTTCTATGTCTATATATATAACCCAAAGATTGTATTTTTCGGATTAAGTTCCAGAACTTCCGACCAAATTGCTCGTGCCTAAATCTACGACCGTTGGAGTCAAAAAGTTTGCTCCTGTGTTACCATAAACCTTATTATACATAGAACTGGATTCCAAATAAAAATGGGTGGAACCGCCGCGCAAAATATTGGCAGTCATGACGTTGGCCGACCCAGTGAACCCACCAACATAAACAGAGGGGCCGGACCCAGCATTGTATAAAGTATTACCAATCAGATTTCCTTCATATGCGTTATTATAACTAATCAAGCTTCCGGACCCATCACAAATTAAGAAATTATTTGTGATATAATGTCCTTCAACATTGTTTAAAGATATTGGAGTTCCGGAATTTCTTGAGTCGATGTGGCTATTGGTTAAAGTTAATAGTGCAATTCTTCCTGCGACCGGGCGATTTGCCCAATCCAATCCAGCAATTGCAGTAAATCCTCCATTACCGGCTGCATAAATTCCTCGTCTTACTGGAACCATGAATAATTGGTTCATTAATAATCCTTCGGTATTCTGCCCAGCAGAAGAATAATCTGCGGTATTTACATAAATGCCCGTGTCCCAGAAATTAAATTGAGATTGATGAATAGTGCCATTGACGCACATTCTTTTAATTTCTAATGCGCTGCCTGTATAAGCTGCGGCGTTTCCTACCACCATTGCCTTATTAATTTGGAAATTCCATGCCGATTCTAATACAATTCCATTTGACCAATAATTTGAACCGTCCGAAAGAATATGAACATCATTGATAATAACGGATGTATTTTGATGTGCTGACACACTCGTTGTTCCATATGTTACTGTGATGGCAGTTTGTGTTGTAGTATTTGCCCACAATCCAATTTTATCTATTAACACTTGATAAATTTGGTCGCCGGTTCCGCCGTTATCCATGTTGAAATATATTCCGTTGGCCGAACCATTTTGTTTTATTATTGAGACGTTTGAGCCATTTCCAACCAATGCGATGTCGCATTGTGGATTGCTAGGAACAATGACGGATGATGAAATAGAATATATTCCGTCTGGAAAATATACTGTTCCTCCGCCGGACATTACGGACGCGCTGACAGCCGCTAATATTGCAGAAGTATCGTCGGTTGTTCCATTTCCGATTGCACCATAATCTCTTACATTAAAAGTGTCTGCTTTTACCCAAGATGTTTGAGTAACTGGATTGGTTAAACTTGACGCGGTGTTCTTTACTAATCTGGAATATAAAGAACCAGTTTTTGCTATAGATGTTAGTGCATAGCTTGAAGTGTTTGCTTGCCCAGAAAAACTTGCCGACGTAACCGTCAATGAAAAACTCGAAGTTACACTGTTGCTAGATGATATGCTCGTAGTAGAAAAACTTGCCGATATCGAATAACTGGCGGAAGTAGAAGTTGCAGAAAAGCTAGAAGATTTTGATGCATCAGAATAACTTGCACTTGTTGTAGTTAACGAATAACTCGATGTGCTAGAATAACTTGCACTTGTTGCGTTAGATGTAGTTAATGCAAAACTTGATGATATAGAATAACTTGCACTTGTTGTAGTCGATGTGTAACTGGCTGATATTGCGTAGCTTGCACTCGCCGCCGTCGTTGAATAGCTCGCACTTTTTGTGGAAGATGCATAACTCGAAGAAATTGAATAGCTCGACACCGATGCAGTTTCCGAGTAACTAGCACTGGTTGATGTTGTTGAATTTACAATCCACGTGCTTCCGGATTTTATCCAATAATTTCCAACCGAGTCAAACGATTCTGCTCCATTGTCCCCACGAGGATCAGATGAACTTGTTACTGCCGGAAAAATCCATCTATTTTTTCCTAGATGATATGAAGCAGAAGTCTCGGATATTTTTACATTGATTGTCTGTCCGCTTCCATTTAATCCCAACCCAACGAGAAAACTCCCCAAACCTAGAGAATTTGTATTTTCGAACTGCGACATTTTTGTTGGAAGTGTATTTGACATAAATTTATATGTATATAATTATTATAACTATCGACAAAGAACGCGCATATTGTTTATTATAATAGAGCCACGCCCAAATATCCAGCAGCAATATTTTCTATATAATTATTGTCTGGTCCGCTTGGCCAATTTTCCCATTGATCTAATGACATTTGAATGTCCCCCGATTCAAGAACGTGTCCAATATCTGTCAAAATTTGCCATTTTATATTTATCGCCGGATTTCCATAAACAGAAATTACTTCAAGATAATTTCCAATTCCCGCTCTGTATGTTAAAGATTGTATTTGTATTTTCATATTCTTTTTATATTTTAGATGAATGCATTACCATGACATGATCATTACCATTCCCGGCCCACCGTTGCCTCCTCTGCCAGCAGTTACACCAGCGCCGCCGCCACCACCGCCAGAACCTATGCCTCCACTATTACCATCTCCGCCTGTAGTGTCGTTTGTACCGCCCCCAGCCCCACCAGAACTGCGAAACGGCTTCCATACATTCACACCGGCACTTCCGCGACCGCCTGTGGCCGCTCCACCCGCAGCAACCGCACCTGCTGTTGTTGGCCAGTTCAAATATGTAAAACTCGTTGCTATACCGGCTGCGGTTAATGCTCCGCCCGCTGCCGTACCTCCGGTCGAAGATGCGCCGCCCGCACCGCCGGATATTGGCACAGATCCCCAAACACTCAATGAGTTACCGGTAGTATTGCCGGTGCCATTTGTTCCAAGTTGACCATTTTGACCTGCACTTCCAGAGAAAATGCCAAAAGCAGCGCCAACGGTAATAGTGGATATGGTACCAGCTACACCAAACGCTGCCGTTCCTGTTGCAGCAGCACCGCCGCCACCACCGGCAGCGACAGCATTTGATCGAATCAATACATTTTGAGTTTCCAATATTGAAGAAAATGAAACATATGATATACCACCAGCTATACCAGCGGTGCTCGCGGCACCGCCTTGACCTCCATCACCGGCCAATATATACAAAATATCTGGCAGAAAAAATGATGGTATTGTCAATCTGGCCAAGCCACCGCTGCCACCGCTGCCTCCGCCGCCTCCGTCTCCGCCAGCTGTCCGCTGAAATCCACCACCGCCACCACTGCCACCACCTATAGCAAGTATGCTGACCATACTAGAATATTTTGGCTTGTTCCAAATTTTCCAATTGTCATTACTGCCACCAGTTCCTATTCCACCAACAAATAATTGAACATCGCAATTACTTGGATACGGTAGATCATTGAGATCACTGGGAGTTGATGGATAATGTATCATATTTTACCATGAGAATATAGCAACAAGTCCATTGCCACCATTTCCGCCACGTCCTCCAACGAGTCCTGCTCCACCACCACCGCCTCCACATCCTATACCTCCTCTACCACCGTCACCTCCTGTGGATGTTGTACCAGTTCCTCCACCGGCACCTCCAGTTTGATAAAATGGATTCAACAAAGAAACACCGGCACTTCCTATATTTGCCGACGTTGATCCGGCAGTACCACCAAGTGCAAGTGCTCCAGCCGTAATCGGGAAATTCAAATTTGTAAAATTTATTGCAGATGTCGCGGTGATATTTCCACCGTTACTAGTACCAGAATCATTCGGTCCACCACCACCACCTGCACCGGGACTCATGGGCAGAGCGGCCCAAGCAGTAACCGAAGTTCCGTTTCCACCGGCAACCGCGCCTCCAGTAACTCCAATCAATCCAACCGTAGACGCAAAAATTCCAATTGAACCTTCAACTGAAGTTCCTGCAATCGTTGGAATACTGCCAACAGTACCAACCAGCGTTAGTGTACCAGCACCACCGCCACCGGGCGCATTGGTGTTGGAAGACAGTAAACTATTTTGAGCAAGAAACGCAAGAGGAGAAAACAATATATAAGAATTGGTGCCCGCAGAACCGGCGGCACCGGCGGCACCGCCCAACCCACCTTGCCCAACTTGTACATATAATGTATCTGGTAATAAAAAACTCGGAACCATCAATCTTGCTATCCCAGAACATGCACCACCGCCTCCTCCACCTCCGTTCGTACCAGATGCTTTGGTATGCCCGCCGCCACCTCCGCCACCACCGGAAATAGCAATCATATATGACATGGTTGTACCACGCGGTTTTATCCACGGTTGATGATTTATGGTGGATTGATTGTTGGCATGAAATATCTGAACATCCCCTTTGAAATTTGAGGGAATGCCAAATACATCTAGTTGTGTAGCAGGAAAATTCATAACTATTTATATATTTTTTTAGTAATCGCTGGCTATCACAAATGCTTTCCAATTTTGATTGGCTGTTTGCGCAGCATGTTGAGACACAAGAATGTATGTGTTTGCTGGCATTGCAAAATTTAGCGGAAGTTCATAAAAGTTTGTGGCGTTTGTAGCATTGGCAGCTGCGAGCGCACCCACGGAAATTTCTCCAAGAAGTGCGGCATCTGCGGCAACTAGAGTGCCAGTTCCAACTGTGCTATAAAATGTTCTCAACACTGTTGCAATGCCTGTTGTTGGTGCAGTGGCAACAGAAAAGAATCTTACTTTTTGAACAAAGCTGCCAGAAGGACCAGCAGTGAAACTAAGAAATAAATTTGTTCCAACTGTACCAACGCCATCACTTCTTGGGGAAGTGGCAGTTTGTGTTATATTTCCTGTGCCTATTCTTGGCGTCAGTCCGAATATTGGTGATGTATTTTGTGCCATAATATTTTATAAGTTGTGTCGTTGTTTATATATATATCAAATCATTCTGTTTGGATATGCTATAAATAGTGCTAAAACTTGTTGAGATGTTATACCAGTAGTTCCTCCACCGCCTCCACCACCATTCAAAGCATATGAAGCAGTAATAGAATATGAAGATGTACCAAGAAGACCAAGAGAAGCAGTTACGCTTCCAAATGTGACATCGTTTGAACTGTCGAACGCTGTGCCACCACCATTACTTAATTGAGCACTGCTTGAAACTGTTCCGGCAGGAATTGTCCCGGATGTTCCACTTGACCCGTTTGTCCCGGAAGTTCCGGATGAACCGTTTGTGCCACTTGAACCAGAAGTTCCCGATGAGCCGTTCGTGCCGCTTGTGCCATTCGTTCCACTTGTTCCGTTTGTGCCGGACGTTCCCGACGACCCATTGGTGCCGCTCGTGCCATTGGTACCAGACGTTCCACTCGAACCGTTTGTCCCGGAAGTTCCGGATGAACCGTTTGTGCCACTTGAACCAGAAGTTCCACTCGAACCGTTGGTACCGCTTGTTCCGTTTGTGCCAGACGTTCCCGACGACCCATTGGTGCCGCTCGTGCCATTGGTACCGGACGTTCCACTCGAACCGTTGGTACCGCTTGTACCACTTGACCCATTGGTACCAGATGTTCCACTTGACCCGTTTGTTCCAGATGTACCGGACGAACCATTCGTGCCGCTTGTTCCGTTGGTACCCGAGGTTCCGGACGACCCGTTTGTCCCAGACGTTCCACTCGAACCGTTGGTACCGCTTGTTCCATTTGTGCCAGACGTTCCCGACGACCCATTGGTGCCGCTCGTGCCATTGGTACCAGACGTTCCACTCGAACCGTTGGTACCGCTTGTACCACTTGACCCATTGGTACCAGAAGTTCCATTCGTACCAGACGTTCCACTCGAACCGTTGGTACCGCTTGTTCCATTTGTGCCAGACGTTCCCGACGACCCATTGGTGCCGCTCGTGCCATTGGTACCAGACGTTCCACTCGAACCGTTGGTACCGCTTGTTCCATTTGTGCCAGACGTTCCCGACGACCCATTCGTACCAGACGTTCCACTCGAACCGTTGGTGCCATTCGTTCCGCTTGTGCCATTCGTTCCGCTTGTGCCATTGGTACCCGACGTTCCGCTTGTGCCATTGGTACCGCTACCACCACCACCATTCAAAGCATAACTTGCAGTTAGTGCATATGAAGATGATCCATGTGTATATGCTGCATCAACAACGTTTATATTTGGACCAAATTGATATGTGCTGGTTGTTCTGCCGCCCATCAATGTTACATTTTGTGATTGGGCCGCGTCGATTGAATATGTACTTCCTGTGGAATAGATATGGCAATCTTGAAGTGTAAGAGTTTTGTTGCTTGTTCCTGAACCGAAATATATTACAGGACTTGATCCAGTTGAAATAAGCCTCCCAATGTACGAATTTCTAAAAATGACATTGGACGCATTGCTTCCCGTTATTAACACGGGACTTGAATCGTATTGAGAAACTGTATCGAAGTTAAACATACCTTCCAGCGCAACTGTTCCATTTATATCAAGCCACATTCCATATGGTTGATTGTTATTTGTCTGAACGATGCTATAATCTCTAGGAAGTTTTAAGTATATATTTCCACCACCATTTTTTGCAATAATTGGTGTAACAACGCTTGAATTTATTGCATTTTCTATGGACAACGATATATTGGCACCAGCAGGATCAGCAACAATCATAGTAAACATGTCAGAATCTACAAGTTGGCTTATGTTTATTACCGTTCTTCCACCACTTGACACAGTACTTTTAACTATACCATTTGAACTGAAAAACGCCTGTTCTATATTGACATTGCAATAATTTGCAAAACCAATTCCTTTCACGAGCGGAGCACCTAGGTATGAAACTCCAGTCAAGCCTTTATTCAAAACAAAAGTATGGGCATTGATTGTTGCTCCTATGCTATAGTTTGATCCTTCAATATCTATTGCACATGCACTACTGTTGTAATTAGTACTGTCCATACCGGCAATAATCTTATATACATCAATATTGATATAAGATCCGCCAGAAATAGTTGATCCGTTGACTCCGTTGGAATACATTCCTATCAAAGTTGCTCTTGAACTTGCCGGAGCGTAGTTAATTGTTGCGTCAATCGTACCGGGACCAGATACTTTTATTTGAATTAGTGTACTGGCACTTGAGCCAGTAAGATAAAACAATGGAACTGCACTAGAAGGATTTAGTTTTAATGTTGATCCTTCTGATAGATAATAGTTCAACGACTTAATCAATCCCGAGGCTGTTGCTACACCATTTAAAAGATATATAGATTGACTCACTGCACCAGCACTTTCAGCGGCAGCAATAGATCTGTATGTATACTGTAAACTTCCCGATTTGGCCGTTGAGTCATTACCATTTACTGGATCAACAAATAGCGTGTCTGTTATTCTTATATTTGTATCAAATGCAAGTGATGCTGTTGTAGCATATGAAGAACTTAATGCTTGAATAGCATAACTGCTCGTACCAAACAAAGATGCTGTGACACCACCATTAGCCAAAATACTTCCCGTGATTGTAAATACATTATCTGAATAAATCAAATTTGCTGATGCGGTGGCAGCATTAACCGAGCCGTCAGACAATATTACTCGTCCTATGCTTGGGCTATTGATTGTTGTAAATCCTGCACCAGATGTTCCACTTGAACCGTTTGTGCCAGATGTTCCACTTGAACCGTTTGTGCCAGAGGTTCCACTTGTTCCATTCGTACCCGACGTTCCACTTGAACCATTGGTGCCGCTCGTTCCGTTGGTGCCGGACGTGCCACTTGAACCGTTTGTGCCGGACGTGCCACTTGAACCGTTTGTGCCGGACGTGCCACTTGAACCGTTTGTGCCGGACGTGCCACTTGAACCGTTTGTGCCGGACGTGCCACTTGAACCGTTTGTGCCAGAGGTTCCGCTTGTTCCATTCGTACCCGACGTTCCACTTGAACCATTGGTGCCGCTCGTTCCGTTGGTGCCGGACGTGCCGCTCGAACCGTTTGTACCCGACGTACCGTTGGTGCCGGACGTGCCGCTCGAACCGTTTGTACCCGACGTACCGTTGGTGCCGGACGTGCCACTTGAACCGTTTGTACCCGACGTACCGTTTGTGCCACTTGTGCCGCTCGAACCGTTTGTACCCGACGTACCGTTGGTGCCGGACGTGCCACTTGAACCATTGGTGCCGCTCGTTCCGTTGGTGCCGGAAGTTCCATTCGTACCAGATGTTCCACTCGAACCGTTGGTACCACTTGTCCCATTGGTACCCGAAGTTCCATTCGTACCAGATGTTCCACTCGACCCGTTTGTTCCGGAAGTACCGGACGACCCGTTGGTGCCGCTTGTTCCATTGGTACCCGAAGTTCCGCTTGTGCCACTATAACTCAACGCATAACTTGCAGTAATTGAATATGACGCAGTTCCACTCAATGAACCTGTGATCGAAGCTATCTCTGCCTCGCTTCCACTTATTATATTTGTAAATACTGTGTAATTAGACATGTGTTATTTTACAATGTATATATAGTGCCAAGAGTTGCGTTTCCTACTCTCGCGGTGCTATTATTAGTAGCATCTCCGCCAACTGTAATAAGTCTCAGTGTTACAATACCTTTAGCACCCGACACGATGGCTTCTTTGCCTGTATATGCCGAACCTGCTGCGTTCAGAGCAACCGTCGGATAATTTGTAACATTGGAAGTCAAATAGTTCCATGTAACTTCATCTGTTGAATATTGCACTCTTATTTGCGGTCCGGTCAAAATAGATGCCCGTTCAACTCTCAGACTTAGACTGCATGAAGATACATATGTCAAATCTGTTTTTATACGAAGTTCTGTTCCAATTTCTGTTACGGCAGCGACCAATCTTGTCAATGTCACTGTTTGTCCAGCGGTTGATATAAATGGTATATAACTTGCAATCTCACGCCCGGTGTTTGCCGTACTTGATGCATATGATGCAGTTGTAGCAAAAGAACCGCTTACAACAAATGATGCGGTTGTTGCATAAGATGCACTAATTGATGTCTGCGCAGATTCGGCATTTGTTGTATAAGAAGATGTTATTGCTTTTTCTGCCCAACTTGATGTTCCAAGCAACGAACCTGTAAATGTTGAAGTTATTGTACTTGCGTTGGTGATATTATAACCACCCATGTTCAAGTTTCCATCCATTGCTCTTACACCAGAGACCAATAGATATTGCTTATGATTATCGGCAGTCAGTCCAAGCAAATTGCCATGAACAGATGCAGCATTTACACCACCCGCTTTGAATCCAATTACTGGGCGAATATCTTCCACTTGAATAATATTCGCCGATCCGGATTGTACATATACAGATGCAATAGGAACAATTGCATATTTAAAATAAGTGGGCGGTATTGGCAATCCCGCATTTTCTGCCAAAAGCAGTGATGTGTATTGATCTTGTCCAATTACCATCATATATTTTTCATCCACGCCTTGTCCAATTGCATATAATGTATGCTTTGTGTATGCAGATGATGACAACGGAACCAACACACTTGAACCAGAATCATATACATTACCAACTACCGTGGATGTTGTGCTTCTATCCCAAGCAGACGCACTTCTGAAGTATTGTGAAAATGTTATACCATTACCACCGGACGGATCAAAGCGATTTTCTGAGAAGTAATATGTACCAGCAGTTACATTCAACTTATAAGAACCGCTATCTGTTACAATAGATCCATTTGAATATACAGAACCAAGAGCAACTTTATTGAACTCCGACAACTTGTTTGCAGTATGTTCGCCATCATACCGAGATTGTGCAATTATCTCTATACCAGCACCGTTTGTGATTACTCTTCCAAGAACAATATTTGTTATATAATCAACTTCGGACAGTGAATATGCCAAAGTGCCCGTGTCGTCGATATGAATATAACATTCGGAATGTGATGGAAGTACAAGAATACTATCAATCCAATCATGTCTGTGATATGAACTTGAGTTTACAGAATCTTGTAGATATCCAAATCCTGCTTCTGTATTGATGGTCAAACTACCAGATATTGTAATTGCACCGCCTTGCATCACTCCCATCGGACTGCTCTTGAAAATAAGTGTGGATGCATCTGTGTGTGTGCCGTCGGCAAATGTGACGGCAAGATTTCTAGTTATATCAAGTTCACCGTCTGCTTTATCCAAGAAATTCCAGAAAAAATTAGTACTTGCATTATTTATCGCACTATGTTCAGCGGTTCCTTGGAATCTACAAATTGCATTTGGATGTAACACATCAAAATCATACACACTTGAGTCGTGAACCATCGATCCAACAATATCAAAGCTTGAAGAGTTTCCAAAATTCAATACTTGAACTCCTCTTCCCCAATTTTGAATGTCAAGCGCAGTACCTTCTGTATTTGCGCCGTCTGACAATCTCAGTGCAATTGAATTTGCGTCATCTTCTCCTTGGAACACAGCGGCTCGAAGGTCCAATGTTGCTGTGC